TGTATGATCTCAGGCAGCTTCGCGGCGTTGCGGTTTGCGGAATTTTCGAGCCATTTTGCCTCTCCGGTGGTATGGTGGAAGTCTGTTCTCTCATGCTGGATTATGGCATAAGATGCAGCCGAGCCACCGTAGCCGCTGGTAATCTCATCTTCTTTGACTTCGGTATAATGGCTGTTTCGCATAGTGCCGCCATTGACTTCGGCGACCGGGCAGTTTTCGTCTGCGTCGGGCATCAGGACGGCTCTGTGCCATTCCTCCATGCCATCTTTGACAGCCTGGTCGATCTGCTTTGAAATCGCGTCGCCCCGCCAGAACTCAACTACCATCCTTGGCCTCTTTCCAGGTTACGGCGAATGTCCACTTGTCGCCCCGTGTATATTCAGCGTACTCGTCGCCTGGTTTTGGAAGCAACGCTTTAATCTCGTTGGAGAAGTCCGCGTGTATGGCCAGAACTTTGCCGCTTTCGATGTCATCAGCTATCTTTCTGAGAGCATCGATAACGAATTGCTCTTTTGTCATGCCTGCTTTGTATTCGATCATAATTTCTCCACCACCTGCGCCTTCCCTTCCAGCACTGTGACCTTCTCGGATAGCGCCTGGTGCTCGGCTGTAACGGTGGAGAGGTCTTTCTCATACTTCGCTAGCTTCTCTTCCAGCTCGCGCATGTGGGCTTCTGCGCGGGTGATTTTGGCTTTTACGTCGTCGAAACGGCGATCTGTGGTCATGTGGATATCAGCTCTTGTATCTGGTTTTTGGTTATGGGGTTGTATAAGATGAGTATGTGGAAGATGGTTGGGCGAAAGTATTAAATAGCAATGCGTACGTACGTATGTATTGGAGATGTACTACGATGAAACTCTATATGAATTGGAAGTTTGCCCTGAATCGCCTGATGGACGTCGCTGATGGATATTTCCTCCATCCCTTTGGAGGATACCGGAACGTGGATTATGCCGCCCTTCCCGGCCACCTGAAGTCGATTGCCAAGGATCTGTTGGTGGAAGCATGAGCAAATGTCCTGCTTGTGGAAATTCGGGCCTCGCTGTGAAGTCCTATCCAGAAGGGAGCAAATGCAAGCATTGCGGAGCTTCTTTTTTTGGCTCCGATAAACCTATTTATGACCAATTGGTATCGGTGAGCATCAAAATACGAGCTTCCCAGAGAGAGAAAACCAAAGGCGTCAACCTCTCCGAGAAGGTCCGGGATTGGATAGACACCGACCCATCACTTCAATAGATCCTGTTTCAGTTTTCCTTTTGCCATTTCTAGCATAGACATCTGCTTTCTAATTTCCTTCCTCGCTTCCCTATCCCCTCGGCTTGTAGCTGCCGAGTATGCCTGCTCGGCCCTCGCGATATCGGCGTCTATTTTTGATATTTTTGATAGAGTTTCGCGAGTCGATGGACTGCCGCCTCGCAATTGATTGGCAGCCCTAACCACTTCCCCCGGTTGCCCAGCATCTCCAGAACCAGCACCGCCACCACTTCGCCCACCATTCCCACCGCCGCCCCTAGACTTCGGCATCAAACCACCGACCATTTCTCAAGAGTATTATTCCTAGGCTCTTCTATGATAATCTTTTCGACTTGCAGCGACGCTCTTTTCTGCGCCTTGCTTTCGTCCCGCTTCTGCCAGATAGTAGCCTGCTCATCAATGTATATCCAGCCTTCGCGCATACAGAGCCTTTCTATCTCCTTCCTATGCCCATATATGGCGAACTTGATGTCATCCCGGCCAGCATGCGCCCTGGCAAGTTCCCCTTGATCTGTTATGCTCTGGATGGTATCATTCTTATGTACCCGCGTCGCATATGCATTCCATCCAGGTTTTACGCCTAGAAGGTTTTCATTCCACCACCGAGGGGCTACATTCAGGTCTACCCAACAGCGCATGCCCCTCTCTTGCCAGTATCGGGATAGGTGACGCTTCTTGCCTATCTGCTCTAGAGCCCTCCAGCGAGGTTGCGCATTAGATGTATCGAAGTTCACTTCAACAAAGCTTGGTGCTCCCGATTTCCAAACTCTGTCGGGCCTTTCCCACAGCTTCCAAAAGTGATCTCCATAAAGCACTGCGTTGCCTAATACATTGAATCTTTCAGGATCGACATAGAAATGGATGGTTCGCCCTCTGTAATCTCCATCACGGCGAACACTGCCATAAGCCAGAGGGTAATCGAAGAAATCCCCTTGCATGGAAGGCATTAGGTCAGGGATTCCGTCGTCATTGCTGGAATTGAAAATGCAGTCTGGCAACTCCATTACAGCCTCACCTCCCTCTCGATTATCCCGCCTGCCGGGCCTGGGATGTCCACGACATCCAGCACTATCGACTCAATCCCGCCGTAGATGATCTTATCGTTGGCCTTTACAGCCTCGGCACAGCGGATCGTGGCCTTGTAGATACCGATAGTGCCGTCTGGCTTCTGATATGACTTCTGGATGCGCTGGAAACGGCAAGCGATGGTATAATTAGTGTACGTAGGACCATATCCATCCGAGCCGGTGCGGGAACGCCAAGTGCAACTTTGTCTAAGCGGTGTTAGTACCATAAAAGAATCACCGAAATACTTATATCCTAAGATATCGTAGTATATCTTACAAGGTGGAATACAATGGTATCTGAAGAGGTTGTAAGGGAAATCATGGAATCGAATGACGAAGAAGTCGCCGCAAAGATCGCCGCTGAAGAAGATATGCTAATAGGCGAGCTGGATGAGGATATCGCCAGAGCCGCTATGTCCTGGAGTCCTGCCTTTCCTGGTAGGAAAGAGGTATCCAGGGATACGGCAAAGCAGGCCAGGAAGATTATGCATCTCGCTCGCGTCCAGGATATTCGCCCAAGTGCGGTGAAGGGCGCAATCGAGGACTACGAGAAGTTCTTTGTGGCCGTGGATGGGCTGAGGTTGAGGGCCTGATGCCCAAAGGCCTCTTTTTGGACATCCCCGATGACCTCAACGCGTCCTTCCATGCTGAAATCGAGCGCCGGAAGGGGCGAAAGCTCCGAAGAGGGGATGTGGCCTCGGCTGGAGAGGAGGCCATAAAGGCGTGGCTTAAATCGGCTTGAATTGGAGCCCATGATCGCCTTTGTAAGGCTCATGGTGATCCACGTCGCCCATGATGATTTCAAACGGGATGCCATCGGGATAGGCGTCACATTTGAAGTCGCTGTTATCGTTTTTGTGATAACGGGTGCATTTAATGCAGATTGGCTCGTCTCCTATTGTCATTTCAGGCCGTCCAAGAACTTCTTAAGATCCTTCACAAAGGCACATTGCTTTTCAACGGGCGTGTGGTGCAGAGATGCAAACGCCTCGGCAAAGCGCTCATGATATACCCCTTTGCTGTTCCCATACTTAGAGTATTCTGATAGTCCGACAACTTCTTTATTTGCCTCATTGAGTGCCTTTAACTTGTCCGCGAACCCGTTCTTATTTTTCGAATTCATTTCAAGCGCATGGCCCAATTCGTGAGTCACAACGCTTTCAAAATTGTCGCAGCCTATTGGGTGGAATCCAGATTCTACATTCGCTTTCAGGTGCCCATCTAGTTCGTTGGGATGCGCCGTTATGAAAGGCGATCTGGCTTGGTGAGACACCAGTTTGCTATTGATGCGCAGGGAGTTCACATCAATCGCATATTGTGCATAGGTATGCTCGCCGAGATCCTTCATCATGAACTTAGAAGGAATCGCATCGGGATAGGTAGCTGAGACTTTTCGCAGAGCTTCCAAGCTATCCCGGACCAGAACGGGGTCTGTGAAGCCCTTCTTATCATCGAGCACGAACTTTGTTTTCGGGAACTCGGCACGGGCCTTCCGCATCAGTTCGTCATAGGCCGCTCTTGCTGTTTTCGCGTCCTCTCGCATTATACGCCCTAGCTCGTCATTCATCGCATCCATTGCTTTCTGCTGTTCAGGCGTGCGGATTTCTTTTGGCGGAGCATTCTTCAGTTGTGTTATGATATCGTCGTATGCCTTTCTGTCTTTGATCAGCTTATCTAAGCTTGGTGATTGTGATGGCTGTACCTCGACTACTTTCTCTTTCTTAGGCCCGCTGTAAGCCCTTATCCCCTCCGTGCACCGGCAACGAACGTGCAGAGGAGGCCCGCGCCCATCCCCCTCGAAATTGCCATCCGGCAGATCAGCCCGGGCACCGCCTAACCCCTGGCATCGGGTACATAGCCGCTTATCCCTGGTGACCATCCAGTACCTTTCGTACTTGTCGGGATCGAGAATGCCCCGTTTCGTCGCCTCGGCTGTGGCCTTCCTATGTCCCTCGTTTGCGGCCAGATGGCCTTCAGTGAGTGCTATTGTCGTGGCCCTGTCGTTCAAGAGCTTCCTGCCGTACCGGGCAACTGCCTTATCGACTGCAATCTGGCTAGACCCAGAGGATTCAAGCCCTTTCCTGAAGTTCTCCAGGGCCATGGACTGTCTCGGGTTGAGCCCGATGTGCTCCCGAATCATCTGAGCCTGCTTCTGAGAGGTTATGCCCTCCGCAAAGCCCTTGAGGATAATGCGCTGGATGGCCAGCTTGGAGGCGTTGTCTATGTTCTGGATGGCCTCTGCGGCATGGGCCTCTATCCAGGCTTCGGCCTCGGGGCTTCGCAGGTTGAAGCTGAATCCTAGCCCGAGTTGCTTATTGATGTGCTTCTCAGTGGCCTTGGTGGAGTCGGTGAGCGCCCCATCTATGAAGGGCTTTAGGTTGAAGGGCTTCCATTTGGATAGAGGTAGGTCTTTGTTCTCCTCTCTCCAGTCTATGAAGCCCTGGCGGATCTTTCTGGCCCACTTGTCCCCCAGAGCGACGGTCTCTTTCGTCATCCGAAGCTTATATCTCCCTGAAATATATGGCCTGCCTGTGCAACTTTCTCAAGATCTTCCCCGGATAATCATGCTGCCAGCACCATCCACCAGCAGCTTTTGCCTCCTTTGGTGCATACCAATCGACATTAAGCACGTAGCTTTTTGCAGCCTTTTTCATGTTATGAAGTGCCTGATCGATCTTATCCGGCGGGATGTGCATCAGCACTTCGGAAGCGATCACCATATCGAATTCCTTATAGTAATCGAGGTCCAGAACAGATTGAACCTTTAGCTCTAGCCTCGGATCGGTGATATTTACATTGGCGATCTGTTTAGGTGATAAATCAGTAGCCACAACCCTCTTAACATTCGGATTATCTAAGAGAATCCTGGTTATCCTGCCGAAGCCACAGCCAACCTCCAGCACGCTTTCATATTTGAGCTTGGCAAGTTCCTGCCTCAGTGCTCTCTCCTGCAGCCAGAAGATGAGACGGGTATAGGGGTTATGCTTCTGGAATTCTGCCCGATATCCTGCGCCCCGGTTCTTCCAGTATGATTCGGTGTCCATAAGAGTCATACAATCGGGAATGATCGTGCTATGTACTTCGACAGGAGATCGTAAGCTTCCTTTGACATCAAGCCATTAAAACGGCTTGCAGCGCCAGAAACTGCGCCACTTGGGTTCTGTGAGTAGGTCTCGGAAGTCCCCTGATAATTAGCCGAGATGACGCCCTGTCTCTGCAGAGATAGCCTCTCCAGCCTGTCAGGAGTGGTTAGGATGTCATAGAGAGCGATGGCCTCCTCGACGCATGCATCAAGGACAGCCTGCGGAACTCCGACTACCCCCGCTTCATCACAGTCCGGATACCAGCCCGTCCCTGTCATGTACTCCCGAGGAAACTGCCGATCCTGTGAGCCGTCCCTGGCATACTTGCGGCCTTTGAGGGGCAGGGCGTCTATGGCTTTGGTTGCCTTGGAGATGTACCACTGCTGAGTGCCCGCGGCGGCTGCTTTCAGGGCCACGGCCGCGACCCTCGGGTCTGCTCCGATGGCTGTTTCAAGAGCGGCATCGGTCGCAATGTAGCTATCCGAAAAAGCGGTATCGACCATGAATTACTCACTCGTAATA